AAGTGGAGATCTTTGGTTTGTTTACTCATAGGTTTTAAATGGCATCGGAAACGTATGTACATAATGGAAGTGCTTTTAAAGAAGCTGACCAGATCTATGTAAATGTCAGCGGAACTTTTCAAGAAGTAGACGAAGCTTATGCTAATGTTGGTGGAACATATAAATTAGTTTTTGCAGCATTTGAAGCAACATCTTTTGTAACATTAGCTTCAGGTAGTGGTACGTTTTCTGTACCTGCAAATGCAAATGCAATTCATATAAAAGCTGCAGTTGGTGGCGGAGGTGGTGCTGTCAGAGGTGCTGATTATGATAAAGCTGGTGGTGAATCATCTGGAGCAGGTGGAGGATCAGGAGGATATATATCCGATAAAGTATTTACAGTTACAGGAGGTGAAACATTAACTTACGCAATAGGTGGCTCAGGAACTGCTGGTAACAGTGGGAGTGCCTATAACATAAGTGCAGGAGCTGGAGGTAATACTACTTTATCTGGTTCATCTGCAGGATCACTATTTACTTTAAATGGTGGCGGTGGTTCTTCAGGAACAGGAGGTGGTGTTCAAGGACCATTAAGAACAAACACAAGAGGTACAGCAGGATCAGCAACTGTAAGCACATCTTTATCCTCTGGAACTTTTCGAGACTCCGATGGCACATCAAAAAGTTTATCTTCTTTAACGTCTGGTCCAACAAGCACTTTTAATGATTCTGGTAACGGTGTCCAAGGAGATATGGCTGGAAACGGAAACTGTGGTGGTGATAACTGTAGAATAAGTGGTAATGCTGGTGGATCTTCATTCAATGGAGCGATTGCAGGAGGTTCAGGTGGTAATTCCTCAGGTGCTGGTACAAATGGTGGAAACGGGACTCGAGGTTCAGGAGCTGGTGGAGGTGCTGCTCAAGTAAACTCTGGATCTACAAATGGTGGTTCTGGAGGATCGGGAGAGATTGAATATAGATTTCTAAAAGTAAGATAATTGTTTTTACAACCTAAAAGAATTGTATTTAAATCAATATTAAAAAAAATTAAATTAACAAATATTAAACCTATTCAAACTAACAATAATCAAGAATTAATAAAACAACTTAGAATTGATATTAAAAAAAATGGATTACTGTGCCCATTAGTAGTTAATAATAACACACTTGTAGATGGTCATCACAGATACGAAGCCATAAAAGATTTCTGTACCGAAACCTTAGTTTATATGGTAGATGATAATGATATGGAAAAGTTATTGTCTAAACTGAATAGCTATATATGGTTTGATCACTTAGGAAAATTAAATGGCTAATATTTCAAAATGGTTTGGTGCCCCTATTTACATAACCAAACTAGAAAACTTTGAAAAAATAAACAAAAAAATTATACCTATAATATTAAAAGATATTACACCTACAAATTCCCAGTACTCACGGACCACGGACATAAAGCCAAAAGAGCTGCAATCAATAGATGATAATTTACACCAAGACAAAAGATTTAAAGAACTATTTATTGAGTTATCTAAAGTAATACAAAATTGTTTATCTAGTCAAAAATATAATTTAGATTTATTTGACATACATATTACAAAGTCTTGGGCAACATTATCTGCAAAAGAACAACACATTGCATATCATAGACATATGAGTAGTCATTTTAGTTTTGTTTATTACCCTCAGGCTAATGAACAAGGCAACCTTTTTTTGTTAGATGATGATGCACACAAAGTTGGATTAAATATACCAAAAAGAGATCCATATTTTACTGAGTGGGATCAAACAAATTATGGTAAGGCTGAATATCCAGCTGAAACAGGTAACGTAATTATTTTTCCATCAATGATATTTCATGAAACAGGCCAGAATAACAAAGAAGATCCACGTATATCTATCTCAGGTGATATAATGCTTACTATGAAAAAAGGTATAAAATCAGAGCACAATATACCGTCTCCGTCTACTTGGAAGAAGTTATAAAATGTTGTAAAATATAGTATGTCCTTAACCAATATTAAAATACTACCAGGATTAGATAAAACAGATACACCTTCAGGCGCTGAGGGTAAATGGATTGATGGTGACTTTATAAGATTTAGATATGGCCAACCTGAAAAAATAGGTGGGTTTCAGGCTATTGGAAGACAAACGTTTTCTGGCCCTGCAAGAGCACAACACACATGGACTGATTTGGATGGTAGAAAATATGCTGCAATTGGTTCGTCTAAACTTTTATTAGTTTATTATGAGGATCAATTCTTTGATATAACACCACTTGAGGCAGTCATAACTGGTGCAACTTTTACGTCCACAAATAACTCTACAACTGTCACTGTCAACAAGGCATCTCATGGATTAGTTGCTGGTGATTACTTTATATTTACTAATGTCACATTACCTGGTGGAGGTGCTACTGGATACACGACTGCAAATTTCACAGATAATACTTTTGAAGTTGTTACAGCTGCAGCGAATACATTTACTATTACTATGGCAAGTGTAGAATCTGGTACTGGTATGAGTGCTGCTGGCTCTGCCTCATTAAATAAATATGTAGAAATTGGACCAGTCATACAAACATACGGTTATGGTTGGGGTACTGGAAGCTGGGGCGGAGGATTATTGTCTACCGCAACAAGCACCACGTTAAACGGATCACTATTGGCGGACACTAACGGTACAGGCGGATCTGGTACATCAATCACTCTAACATCTGCTACAGGGTTTTCTGGAAGTGGAGGAACAGCGTTGGTTGGTAACGAAATAATTACTTACACTGGAGTTTCATCCAATGACATAACAGGAATAACTAGAGCAGCGTCAGGCACAACATCCGTTGCACACAATAGCGGTGATACTATAAGAGAGATTAGCTCTTTTACTGGCTGGGGTATACAAACAACCTCTTCGACTGTAATTCTTGATCCAGGTAACTGGTCCCTAGATAATTTTGGTGAAATACTCACGGCAACAATTAGAAATGGTAAAACTTTTACGTGGGATCCTAGTGTTGCTAATCCAACAAGTAATAGAGCAACAGTGATGGCCAGCGCTCCAACTAAATCCATATCAACACTAGTTTCAGATAGGGACAGACACTTTATTCATTTTGGCACAGAAACTGTTATTGGTGATACAACCAAACAAGATCCAATGTTTATAAGATTTAGTGATCAAGAAAATTTTAATGTGTATGAACCAACATCAACTAATACGGCAGGAACATTTAGATTAGACACAGGTAATACTATTGTTACAGCTGTTTCTGGTAAGGATTATGTTTTAATACTTACTGATCAAGCCGCTTATACTATGCAATTCGTTGGTCCACCGTTTACTTTTAGTATACGTCAAGTGGGTACTAATTGTGGTTGTATGGGTATGCATGCAGCAGCTTATGCCGATGGTAAAGTTTATTGGATGGGTTTATCAGGTGGTTTCTTTGTATTTGATGGTACTGTTAAATTACTTCCTAGTTTGGTAGAGGACTTTGTATTTCAAACTGATGGTGATAATTTAGGTATAAATTATGCGTCTAATCAAATTGTATTTGCATCACACAATTCTTTATACAATGAAATAGTATGGTTCTATCCAAAGGGTACGCCATTACTTTCACCATCTACACAAATAGATAGATCGGTAACTTATAATTATGTAGAGAATGTTTGGTCTACAATGTCTCTTGCTAGAACAACATATTCAGACTCCACAACTTATGCAAAACCTTATGCTACTCAATTTAATTCAAGTGGTGTCCCACAATTCCCAACGGTCAACGGAGCAACAAACACGTTCGGTGCATCCACATACTTTGCACACGAAGAGGGTGTAAACGAAATCAATTTATCAGGTAATGACATAGCAATTCCTGCATTTGTTAAATCTGGTGATTTTGATTTACCAATACAAGGTGATGGTGAGTTTTTATTAAACGTAAGAAGATTCTTACCTGATTTTAAAAATTTACAGGGTAATGTAATTATAACGCTGGAGACAAAAGACTTTCCAGAATCAAATATATCTACTAATGTTTCATTTGTGGTAAGTGGAACAACAAGTAAAGTAGATACTAGAATAAGAGGTAGACTAGCAAATATAAAAATAGAAAATACAGCTGTTAATGAAAATTGGAGATTTGGAACTTTTAGAGCTGACGTATCTCAGGACGGTAGAAGATAATGGCAAAAATTACAGTATATATTCCTGAGCCTAAAACAGTCTATGATGAAGAGAACCAAAGACAAATTATACAAAGTCTTGACACTGTTAAGTCACAGCTTAATACATCGTTCCAAGAAGATTTAAAAAATGAACAAGAAGCTTTTAACTTTTTTATGCACTAATGACAATACAATATAAAAATCAAGGGTTTAGTTTAGCTACTACAAATGTTACAACTGTTTTTACCTGTCCAACAAGTGGAGTGGCTATAGTTAAAAGTGTAAGTATAGCAAACGATCACTCAGCAGATGTTCAAGTAAAAAGTTCTTTAACTGACACTTCAGCAAGTGCAACATACAATTATTTTATAAAAACTATGACTTCAGATAGTTCTGACAATGCAGTCAGTGGTATTTTAAATTTAGAAGGTGGTGATAAAATTAATTTTGAATGCACAGTTAGTAATGTTATAACAGGCGTTGTAAATTACGCATTAATAGATAGGTCTCAAGAGAATGGCTAAAGCACCAAAATTTGGTGTTAACACTTATAAAGGAAGCACTAGAAAAAAGAGACCTGGTAGACATACAAAAAGATTGAATAAACATAAAAAAAGGAATATGAAAAAAAGATGATAGAGTTTCTTAAAAAGCTTTTAGGTATAAATCTATTTGATTATCGTTTAAGAAGACTTGAAAGAAAAATGTATTGGAAAGAAAAATACAAAAATGTCAGATAAAGTAAAATATACAGTCATCGATGGTAAGGCTGTCCCTGTACTACCAGCCAAAGCAGTATCTCAAATAAAACATAAAAGATCAGGTAAAATTTATAATACAAAAGAGGACTTTCATGCAGAAGTTAATAATCCTGAAATCGATACTAATGAGGATGATTTACAAGAGGATTTGCAAATAACTGTTGCATCATTAGATGTATTTAGTAAAACTAAGTAATGAGTCCTATTGGTGGAACCGAAATACAATACAATAAATTATACAAGTACGTTGATAATAAATTACTAAGTAACTTTCAAATAACTACTTCAATACCAGAAAAAGAGCCAATATCAAAAGACAAGATTAATATTCTATGGCAACAAAATTCTTATGATCAACCTAATATAAATCCATGGTTCAGAGATGAAAAAAACTATGACAAGTATGATTGGTATGTATTTAATTCTCATTGGTGCTACGAAAAATTTAGAATGTTTTATAAAAAATTACCAACTGAAAAGTGCACTGTAATAAAAAATGCTATTGATAATTTCCCAGAAAGAAAGCCTTACAAAAAAGGTGATCCACTAAAAATGATATTTCATCCCACACCTTGGAGAGGTTTAAATGTAATATTA